AAAAAAATGGAAACGAAGTGGGAGTGGGTAGATTATCATGAAGATAGCAAAGATAAGAAAATCAAATTCTTCTATACGTGGAACAACTATACCGAGAAGTCGGTCGAAATTGTCCGAAAACTAAGTAGTGAAGCCGTTTATGCGGTCTTTGGCTATGAAGTGGCGCCAACCACAGGGACCCGGCACTTGCAAGGCTATATGCGATTCAAGAACGGCCGGTCCATAAGAGCAATTAGAAAGGCTATGTGGGGAGCGAGAGTTTTCGTTGCAAAAGGGACTGATGAACACCAAGTATATTGTAAAAAGGAAGGATTATATGAAGAGTTTGGAACTCCAAGAAAGAACGAACCAGGCAAGAGAAATGACCTGATCGAAATCAGAAACCAAATTAGCGAAGGTCGTAGGGTTGAAGAAATAGCTTGGGAGAACCCAACTGCCTACCATCAAGTGGGTAGGACAATGCATTTTTTAGAGCGAATAGCTATGAAAAAGGTATATAGACATCCACAACACCCAAAGTACAATTTCTTTACAGAAGGGGTGTGGTATGTAGGTGAGACTGGCACAGGCAAGTCTTATGAGGCCTTTAAAGGATACGATCCTGAAACCTGTTACACGTGGAGCGATGACAATGGATGGTGGGAAGGATATGAAGGCCAAGAGACAGTAATCATTAATGATTTCAGAGGACAAATACCTTATGACAAAATGCTCAATTTGGTAGATGAATGGCCATGCGATGTGAAGAAGAGGTTCGTAGGAAAAATTCCTTTTTTAAGTCGAAAGGTGATAGTTACGTCACCTTTAACGCCGGAGGAGTGTTATCATAACAGAAATGACAAGGATGACATTGCTCAGTTGTTGAGGCGATTTTCTGTTAGGCGACTTTATGGCGACAAGTCTGTCCCTAAAAAGTCTGGAAATGGAAATGGAAACGAAGTGGTCAGAGGTAATAATGAAACTCTGACCTTTTTTCCCGAAGACGATTCCTCGGAAGACGAGGAATGCCCTAACACGCTAGCGCGGCTTGATGATTATAGAATGGATGGGAGCCTCCGGCGGCCCTGCGGGGCGGCTAACGCCCAGGCTTCGCCTGACACGAAAAAACACTATAAAAGGAGAAAGTATTTTGGATGTTAAATTTTTATAGTTTACTATAAAAATTAGAATATTAATTGACATTTTTAAAAGAAACGTACATTGTGATAATTTCATCGAACTCAATAGCATTAGTGTTAGGATTTTCCTCACTAATAAACTTGATAAATCCGTGAGCAACGTCAGCATTAGAAGTCTTAATCCAAGGAGCCTTATAAGAAGAAACAAAGGAAGTGGCACTGACGTCAGTTTGCGTAATAGCAACCTTAGGTTTAATAAACCGAGTATGAGTTCGAGTAGACGTAGTTTTTCGTAGATTTTGATATTGAAGAGCAGCATCAACATTTGAAAGTGATGCAATATCGTTATAATCAAGAACTGAATATATCATAAATCTATTGTTTGTATTACCATCAGCGATATTAATTTTGGGAATAAGTTGCAGCTTTACTGCATCAATCCTATACATGTCAAATAAAGCAGTAAACTCAGTATAATTTGGAAGATTTTCAAGAGAAAAGGAATAATCAAGCGTTGTAGAAACTTCCGACGTAAAACTCTGAGTGCCAGTCGCAACTCGCTTAAACTTATAAATCTTCGTCGACAAACGACTTCTCTTAGAACGGAAAGTCCTCCGACGTTTATAAGTACGTCTAGATCTTGTGGGGCGTTTTCTTCTGTAGGTTCGGCGGGGCATTTTTTTTACTAAAAGGATATATTCAGTTCTTAGACGTTTTTTTAAAAAAAAATTGACAAAAAAAAAGTTTAGAGATTTTGGAAAAGAGGTTAAAAAAAATGGAAACGAAGTGGGAGTGGGTAGATTATCATGAAGATAGCAAAGATAAGAAAATCAAATTCTTCTATACGTGGAACAACTATACCGAGAAGTCGGTCGAAATTGTCCGAAAACT